CTGAAGTCAAATTACTATACAGATAGTAAAACTTCTCCCTGACTACATATGGTAGTCGGGGATTTTTTTATGCAACAGAGCAGATTAAAACAGTTAATCACAGAATTGGAGGATCTTTTAGCAGAGTTAAAGACAGAAGTATACGCAGACGCAAGTGCATACATTGACAGTAATGGGGAACAGTGGTATAGTGGTGATGACGATGACGGATACCCAGATTGATTATGAAAATCCCTGGTTATATAAAGGTACAGCTTTCACTACTGATGATATTGGCGACTTCTTCGGTTTTGTCTACAGGATTACAAATTTACAGAATGGTAGACAGTACATCGGAAGAAAATACTTCTACCAAAAACGTAAACCCACTGGCGGTAAGAGAAGAGTTACAAAGGAATCTGACTGGAAGCGGTACTACGGAAGCTCTGAGGAACTTAAACGAGACATTAAAGAGTTTGGTAAACAAGTATTCAGACGAGAAATTATAAGTCTACATAATACAAAGGGTTGGGTTAATTACGAGGAGACCAGACAACTCTTTTTAAATAATGTACTAAGTGAAACTGAAAACTATTACAACTCAAATATCCTTGGCAGATACATGAAAAAAGATTACTACAATGAACAACGTACCGTCTGAAATTAAATCACAATGCGATGATCTACTAGAGTGGCATCAAGCTCGTTGCGATGCATTAGTAGAAGACAAACAGTATGAAGATATGTATTCATTGTATATGGAATGGCATGAATGGATTGAAGAAGATAATCCAAGTGTGATGGTGTTAGGGCATTGGGATGAAGAAGAGTGATATAGATTATCTTTATGAATGGGCACGAGCACAAGACTTTCCGTTACGACGAGCTCCAACTGCTGTTGGTTATTCTAACAAGGATATATACTTCTGTTGGTTGAAAGGACACAGAGAGGATCATGGTTGTGTTCGTAAAAGTATCATAGATGATCAAAAAGTAATAGATATTCTAGAAGATGATGAGATACTTCTAGCTACAATATCTCTTTTTGAATCAGGAACAGAATTAGGACCTCATAAAGATCCACCAGTTTATAACAAAAGTAAAAAAAGAAAAACACCAAAAGCATACAGAAGAATACAGATACCTTTATACATACCTTCCAATGAATGCTATATGATTTGGAAAGGGGAGAAAGTTCTTTGGGAAGAGGGAGTTCCTCAAGTATATGATGTAATGGATCACGTTCATTCGGGGTATAATTATTCTGACGATGATATGATTTTTCTATTCATTGACATTTTAAAGAAAGATGACAACAGTAACTTGTACTAAATGCAATAACACAATACAGTCTAAACATGAGCATGATTACAGGATGTGTGGTTGCGACAATCAAACATATGTTTGCGGTGACACCTATGGTGGACTAGACATGAGTTATGTGGTAGCATTAACTGAACCTAAAGAAGAAAAACAAATTAGAGTAGGAACAGAAGCACCACGAAGAAGAACAACTAGAATGATTGATGTAGATATTAGATGAGAATTTTTCAGTATGAACAAGTAGTTTCACATTGGACTTTACAAATGCTAAAGACTGAGGTGGAGTTCTTCAATGAACATATGGATAGGAATGCTTGGATTGGTTTGTTTGATGAACCAGACAATCCTATCGAGCAGTTTATTTTAGACTCATATGATTTTCATTTCTCTGATAAGTGTAATAATGTAGTTGGATTTGAATGGTGGATACATGTGATGGAGAAAAGTAATCACATGATTCTATTTCATGCTGACCATGATGAATATTTGAGAGCAGAGAAGGATGAGATGAAGTACCCTATGTTGGGAACCTGTATGTACCTAGATGATGATCCTAACCCCACTGTATTTCTTGACACTCAGCAGACCAGTATATATGAAAAACAAATAGAACCTTTCCCTCCTACCAATGCTGTATTTTCTTACGCAGAAGAGGGTAAGTTTTTAGTATATGATCCCAGATATATACACGGAGTATTACCAGGTAGTGACAAACAAACTACTTTGTGGTATAATATATGGGATTACAAACCAGATAACCTTAAGAGGGTTGGAATCTCTCGTCAAGGTTATAAGAATAGTAATGACAACAGAGGTCACTTCATAATAAAAGAGAGGAAAGAACCTGTCTTGTTCTTAGGAGAAACTACTTCGGTTGTTCTGGATGTACATCAAAGACCTATGACTTTGAAAGGTCCTTATGGATCAAATGGAATAGGTAATCTATGGCAAGTTAAGCAATGATTGAAATTACGGAAGATGATCTAAAGAAAAGAGAAGATCATTATATAAAACTAGCTGAGGATGGAGAACCCATACTGGTTACTAAACCAGATGGTAACAAATATCTTATGGTTCCTCAGAAACCAGACGACCTTAGACACTTATGGGATCATAACGACGGAGCATGATGGAATCAGAACTTATACCTTTATTTCCTACACCACTGTACTGTGCTACATTAGATTTTGAAAAGGATGAAGACTTTGATCAGTATATAAGACAGTTAGAGTATGCTAGATATCCAGATGACACTGGTGATGTTTCTGTAAATAAAAATATTTTATTAGAACCTGAGTTCGCAGAACTTAAGGAAGAAATAGATAAACATATGAATAATTTTTATTATGATTATCTACGGTCATGTCAAGGACAACCAGTTAACACAGGATCATGGATCAACTTACATAAACCAAGTGATGCATCACCTAAACATGTACATTGCAATTCATGTTATAGTGGTGTGTTTTATTTAAAAGTTCCTCAGAATAGTGGTGGAATTAAATTTTCTATGGATAAGGAAACTGGATCTCATAGTACAACTACCAGTTATTCTCTACCTGTAAGTCACAATGCACTGAACTGTAATCATTTTATTAAAGGTGTATCAGATAATTTATTATTATTATTCCCTTCTCATTTAGTTCACTCCACAGAGGAGAACAAATCAGATCAAGATAGAATCAGTTTAGCATTCAATTACTACATTGAGGGTGAGTTAGGTGATGAAACAGGTCGCGTGAATATTAAGGTAATAAATAGTTAAAAACATTTGTGTAATGGAATGGTTACCTCATGTCGTTATAAAGGCAGAAGATGATGCTTGTGTCAAGACGGCTACTACCGCATTAAGAACTCTACACGTTGGGTTTCCTGATCAGAAAGCTACTGTACATCTTATCAGTCAGAATCCTAACATCGTAAAGTATGTTAAAGACTTGTGTGTAAAAGGTGGTCACAAGTTAAATCGTTATGCACATGTACAAGGTTCACAATTAAATTATCAGTTAATAAAAAACAATAGACTACCTATCGTTCTCATCAGAGGTACGGTAGTTTTCCTTGAGGACATGAGTGACTATAGTACTACTAAATTATTTGGTGGTGATACATTACCTTGTAGATATATGTTCAAGGGTAATAAAAAGATAGTTACCATGAGTGGTATAGAAAAGAGTGTAGTATTTGTTGCACAACCACAGAAACTATGTGCTGAAGTAAATTGTTTAACTGCTCTCTGGAGTGTTGATAGTGACCCTAAGGATACTCAGAAATGGGGACAGCAGTGGGTAGTAAAAGATGGTATTGCATACGAACAAGAATCAGGTGTGTTCAACCTGATGTATCACTGGGACAAATCTCAGTTTGCTAACTTCAACAAGAAAACTTCAGCAAAATTTGAGACTGTATTTGCTGGTAATAACTACCCAGAGATGGTAAAGCAACTAGAATCTAATGGAGAAGAGACAGGACATATAACCAAGTACATTGACTGTGCACTTAATGATGATTGGGATGGAATACGAGGAGCTCGTGACACATTGTTTGACAATCTAAAGGAAACAGTGATAAAATAATGCTATATAATACTGAACAGCAGTATTACAATGGCAGAAACCAAGAAAGGAGAGGAGAAACCAAAAGGTCCTCTTGGTAAACTCAAGGAACATATGGATGATAAGGAGGAGCAACTCGCTATCCTATCTACATTTGTTAGACTTGGAATCTTAGTCTGGTCTGGTGGGATATTAACATTAAATTACGTTACGAT